TGCCGTTGATTGCGAGTATGAATTCGAAACCAGAGTCAGCATCATCCTTGTCTGGAGCCCAGCCAGATTCTTTAATGCAATCTCTAATGCTTGGGGCTACAGTTGTAATCATAAAGTGATACATGTCTTTGATGTTAGCTGGGATTGCTGGTGGTTTCCACACGTGTTGTATCACATCACATGGTTGCACATCCCCAGCACCAGCGACTAACCACTTACCCCGCTTGCTAATCTTAGTAACAATCGGATGTGAGTATGGTCTGCCACCTGCGGTGGTACGTGAATCGGCTGCGATAATGCAGCCGTTGTCTTGTTGGATACCAATGATCGTTGTCATCTAGACCTCAACCTTGGTGGCGTCCACCTGCCACTCTTTTTGCTACGACGATTGTGAACAATCCCATGAGTACTAGATTCCTTGCCAATATTTTTTTCAGCCCATGAACGAGCCTCTGGGTATGCCAAGTTCTCACGAGCCATGATGATCTGTATACCAGAACCACCAGCAGCACATGCGTAGCATACCCAGACGCCCTTGTCTGAGTTCACCGAAGCAGACTTACGAGAGTCATCGTGTACTGGACACAGGATTGACTTCTCACCTTGCGGTAAGTCCAACCCATAATGATTGAAGACTGCTTCAAGGAACTCAGACTGATTCACTTAATACCAATTCCTTTCCTGATGGAACTTGTATGCCTTGCACCAAGATCCGTATCGATGTAGAACGTATTCGTGTGCTTCCGTTGCTTGTTTGAATACTGACCAATGTAGTTTTCCCCACATTAATTGCCAAGCTCCAGTCGCGGACGAACGCTTGTTCTTCGCTTCCAATCGGTAACGAGATTCTTTGTACGCTATCTTCAGCGAGCAATCTATTTCCGATTTGTTTGTAGTCAATGTGCCTATCGCATAGCGAAGCTTCTGCTTCGGTTCCATCATTGAAACTTTTTGTTCCATTGATATAACTGGAGCTGTTGCCTCCGCTGGTGATGTTATTAGCATCATTGATATTGCTACGGTTATTACCATCAACCGCATAGTTACCTCTTTTCAGTTGGTAAGTAACTGTCACCTTCTTACCTATGTCCATTGTAACCTGCCTGTTTTAGCAGATCAGCCCAGAGCCATGCGGGCATTACCGCGTATGACTCTGAGACATTTGTAGTGCCACGCTTTTTTATTAGCACCACGCCAGTCTCAGCATCAGCATGAGTCATCTCATCCGAGAGCTCTTGAAGATAGCTACTGAGAGTGATCTTCTTTTCATTCTTACATTCTATTACTACGCCGTCGATACCGTCAATGTCTCCGACATCGTCGTGCCGACCAGCACCATACGCACGTTCGGCGCATGGAAAGCCATAAGAGATTAACCACTTGACTACATCTCTTTCGTATTGTGAACCTTTGCGTTTGCTAGGAGTTGACATAGTCAGTCACCAATATCTGTTCAAGAACAATGTTTCTTTTTCTTCGCATCATCTGTCGCTCCCTTGGTGTTGTCCCGCCCCATAACCCATGAGCCTCATGCTTTACTGCCCACTCTAAACACTGCTGTCTTATCGAACACCCAGAACAAATTGTTTTACCGAGTGCGTATACTGAAGTATCTCTTTCATTCTCTTCATCAGTGAAGAAGAATTCAATACCCACTTCCTTGCACCGAGCTTGACTGAAGTCTGGATAATTCATTGATGAGCTCCTCTATTGGTTGTAGTTGATTAGCATCCATCACTAACCGCATGCCGTAACCATAGTCATGTTTGTAATGTTCCGCAAGAAATCTTTCACGCGTTACATAACCAACCAAAGTAAACTTGCTATCGACATGAGGTAATTGTTTATCACCAAAGAACTGAACCAACACTGCGATGTCAGATACAAATAACTCTGGAGCATTAAAGATTAATTTATCTAGCGTTGACGTTTTGACTTGTATATTTTTTCCCAGTGATGTAGATAGGTCGTGTCCATTATCGCCACTCGGCGAAACCGTTCTGTCCACTTGTAACCCAAGTCCCTTGCCACACGCCATCTCACCCAGCTGACCCATAAGATTAACCGAATACGATGAATTGTTTTTGTCAAACTTTTTATCAACAACTTCATACTGTTTCTTGTTCTCTCTTACTAGGTGGATGAAACGAATCGCATCCAAGATCTCATCTAAAGTTAATTCAATATCTACTGCCATTGTCTCATTGTCCTTGCTCTTGCTAACTCGGCAGGTGAGTTATACAGACTCATGTGGCTTGCCTCCGCTGACAGCGAGACGTAAGTCTCTGCTGTTGGGTCAGCCTTACCATGTCGGTTCTTCACTACAGCAACGCGATAAGCGTTTGCTTGTCCGTCTAGTGCAACACTAAGAACCAACTCTGGTAAAGCTGCAACCTTACCCATCAACGCTTTACGCGGAGCAGGATAGTTAGGCTTTGACATCTTCTCGTTCTCGGACACGTGATGAAGAACGATAAATGCTGACTCGTATTCACGAGCCATGTAGTGGAACGCTGACATTGCATCTCGCAATGCTGTCCACTCATTGTCGCTTGTTGAAGCGACATTCATTAAGTTGTCTACAAAGATTGCTTGTGGAGCAGAGCCGTGCAGTTCTATCCAAGCTTCTATTTCTTCTTCGATATCTTGTAACGAAGGCGACGGATCAAAGTTGAATCGAACATGCCCTGCACCATCAGCAAGTGCGTCCTCTAAAAGAACTGAGGCATCCGAGTCCATCATCCTCTCAACTTGTGCGACTTCTTTCTCCATAAGGATTGCCCCTGCACGAGTTGCTATTGTTCGGGAGTCAGAGTCAGCTGAGAAATAGAGTGAAGGAATCTTAGATTGAATTGCGTACCACAGTGCAAGTAGTGTCTTACCACCACCTGGTTGTGCTGCTATCAAATGCAATTGCGCTTGACGAAACACAACCTGTGATTGTGTAAGTTGGGGCAGGATCTCGGGGAGCATGTGTCCCGCTGGTGATTCAACCCCCACTACTTGCAACAGTGAACGCATGTTACTTAGCCCAGATTGTTTCTGCTTCTACTGCACCTGGGGTGAAAGGCTTCGGTCCCTTAGCTGGGTCAAACCAACCAACGTAAGCCTTACCAGCCTTGGAAGTACCCTTCTTCTTTGCGTACTTGCCACGACCGTCTGGTAATGCTGGCGCATCTGGATGTCCATATGTCCATTCATTACCGTAGCGATCCATGATTACTTCAATCGCTTGAGGTGCAGTACCTGTTGCGATTGGAGTTGGGTTGAGACCAGCATCTTGTAGCACTTGCACCGCTGCTGCTGGAGCTGCTGCGAATGCACCACCTGACGCACCGCCTGAGCGGTTGTTAAGTGATTGCTGTAGTTCAACAGCAGAAGCAATTGCTTCAACTGCTGCGGTTAGGTTAGCTCTGAACTCGCTAACGCTATTACCTCGGACAGTAAACAGGTCAGTTGAATTCAACTTACCTGTGTATGAGAACATAGATTCAGTCATCTAGTTCATCTCCTTTTCTTTTTCCCTGGATTTGTAATGGGAAATCTTTGCCACCCATTGCAGGACATTGTGCCGTAAAACTACACATCCTGCAAGAGTCACCGACTGATGGCGGAAACCAACCATCCCAAACAGCTGAGTTCATTGCACCAAAAACATAATCAAAATATTCCATTGTCAAATGCGACAAGTCAATCAATTCATCGAGCTCGCCTTTGCGAGTCATGAAGAAAGCTCCCCACTTGGGGCGGATGCCATAGCTACGCTCAATACCAGAGGCGTATAGCCCAGCCTGTATAGCACCGAAGGGCGTCCTAGAACCTGTCTTGTAGTCCACGATAACCAAGTCTTCCCCTACTTGATATATCGCATCGACTACCATGCGTACTGGTGTACCCCCGAAGTGTACATCAGCAGCCCATTCGATTCCAGGACGTCCATCGGGCATGGTTGCGATCTGCCAACCAGATTGTTTGTACCAGTTATAGTACGTCTCAACCTGCTTGAGTCCATCGCTCTGCCAGAATGGCAGATCCTCACCGTCAGGACGCAAGGTGGTCTTACGTCCTGCGGTCTTCCACTCGCTCGAGGGAATGCCTGTCTTCTGTTCTGTTTCCAGAACGGCGTCATTAAATACTTCCGCCCACTTAGTTGTCAAATCGATATTCATCGGGTTTCCAATCTGGGTGATCTACTGGGGTTGGTGCTGTCATTGGTGAGCCACAATTGGCGCAGAAAGAATCTAAGAACCACATAACTAATTCGTAGTCCGAGAAGACCGCTCTGATAACTTGGATGTTGCTTCCGCAATTTATACATTCATTGCTTGGCACTCCACGTTGGTTAATCCCCTGTGGACTGTTGTCTGTAGAGCTCATGGTCTAACCACTCCAACATTGAATGGACGGCGGAGCCAGCAGCAAGGTATACTGCAGGCTTTTCTGGAACCATGGCTACCTTACTCAGATAATATTTCTGAGGGCAGGACTGCCACGTAGACAGCTGACTAAAGGATCTGTGTGGAGGAAGTTCATTCATACCAGAAGAATACCAGTCGTAACCAAGATTACTTGGAACGACACGCCTTTCTTTTTTACCAGTATAGGTATAGGGTGGAGGGGTGGTGGGCGGGAAAGGCTTGCCTGATGGCAAGCCGTGGTGAAAAAGGGAAATAAAAAAAGAGGGGGACAATTAAGTCCCCCTCTCCTTTTAGCCCTACCATTCTGGTGGAGCAACTGCGAGCGCATCCAGCGTGGCTATATTGATGCACCCGACTGCTGGGATGTCATAGCGACGCTGCAACCCTTTGAGTATTTCTTGTAGGGGAGCGTCTAGCCGATCATCACCAGCAACATTAAGAGCTACACGTACTTGTGTAACCAATGGCGATCTTTCTTCTGGTTGTACTAATGGTAAATATTTTTCAATCACACCGTTGCTGCTTCTGTGTCGATTGTTTGCAACTGCAATGTGACGATTCCACCGAACCCATTTGCAAAAGTGGGAGGTGCAGTTTGCTCGAACTGAATAGCACGGATAACACAGATGCGCTCTTCGCCTGACGTGAAGTCTTGGTAGAGTACTGCACCGCCATTCTGCTCAATAGATTCAAGGTATTGAATTCTTTCCCATGGGTGGGATACTCGTATGTTTCCACTTGGATCTCTTTCTTCTTCATAGCACAGTAATGGAACCGTG